AAGCCAGAAGCCGTCTGCACTGATCCACTCAACAGGAGCTAACCACTTCTCCAACGCCGTGCCTTGCAGCTCATTCCAGAGGGAGTGCTCAAATATATTTGAGCGGTTCTCCTGACTATCATGCTTGAGCACCCACGACGGATTGAAGCGGCACTGGAAAGCCGTGCGAAATGCACCCCTGCCCAACACTTCTCCGCATGCGAGATTCACGAGGTCAACTGCCGAGCGCTTTTTCACGTCACGCCCTCTCCAGCCTGATGTTCATGCCGCCGCCACCGGCCACCCATCGGTTCACCAGCGCGTCAACCGAGGCAAAGCGCTTCTGCCCACCATTCGCCGGGGCCGCAAACCTCTTCGTAATCGGCCCGATGGTCTTTTCGATGACCGCCGACGGATCTACGTCCGCCCATAGATCGCCTGGCTTGCAGGCAAGCTCGCAACAAGCCGACACGATCTCCCGAGGCACGATGCCCGGTGCGACGGTGCGCGGCCATGCCAGAGCCTGCGCTTCTGTCTGCTCTTCACCCTTGAAGGTGTACTGAGCATCCAGATACTGCGTAGCTCGACGTAGACGGGCTTCCTTGGCCGGCTCGTCACCGGTGAAAGTCAGGCCGTGGGCAGCGGCGTAGGCGTCGCAATCAGCCACGCTCACGTAGCTGTCGGCGTTCGCCAGGCCTTCGCCTGATTCCACGATCAGCATGGCTTACGCCTCAGTCCAGCCCAGGCGCTTGTGATCGGCGACGCAAGTCGGATGCACCTTGATGGTTTCGCCGTCGCGGCGCATGGCGATGAGGTGGCTGTCATCTGCCTTAGCTTGACGCCCCTTGGTCTGCTTGGCCTGGTCCTCGGTCTTCGCCTGCTCTTCCGTCTTGGCCTGATCCTCGGTTTTCTCGGTCATCGTGATTCCTTGGTAATGGAGAAAGGCCGGGGCCCGAAGACCCCGGCGGGTTGCATCAGCCCATCAGCAGGGCAATGTGCTCGCTCTTGGCGGCCTTCACGCCCCAGGCCAGACCGACTTCGTAGCGCACTTGGCGGTACTCGCGGTAGATGGCGATCTGGAATGCGAGGCCGGAGACCGGATCGACGATTTCCATCACGTCATCGGCCGCGTCGCCGCCTTGCGGCATGGCCGGCGCGCGAGTGACCAAGTGGATGGCGGAGCGGTGGAAGGCCAGGTTGGCGGCGTAGCCGTTGCCGATGGTCATGGCGTTGCCCGTGGGAATCACGATTCGAGCGCCGGGCTTGTTCAGGCTGATCGTGCCCGGTGCGGTCACGCCCTTGCCCACCACGTACTTGTTTGCTGTGTCGGCAGCAAAGGTCACGACATCCCCGGCCAGCACGGTTCCGGTGCCGGTGACAAGGGCGATATCCGACACGCCGGCTGCGGTCGAGCCGTCAGTCACGTAGCTGGCACCAGTTCCCTTGGTGTGCTTGCGAACGCCACCAGAGCTGTGAACGTCAAAGCCTTCAACGCGTGCAATGATGCCGTTGCGCAGAAGCTCGTCGGTACCGGCCTCGTTGGCTTTGAAGAGCACCGATTGCTTGCCGCGAATGTTTGCCATCGCAGCAGAGCCCAACACCAGCTGACGGTCAGTGATCGGCGCGCCGTTATCGTCCAGCACCTGCAGCGCTTGGGCGAAGTCCGAGAAGTCGCCAGCCGTCCCAAACGGAGCGGTACCAGCGTCGCCGACAGCGCGCGAGGCGTGAACGTAAAGCCCTGCCAAGTCTGACTCCACCTCGTTGACCAATGCACGCATGGCCTGGGTGAACTGATCACGCAGGATGACGTTGTACTGGCCGGTGTGGCCGACAGCGAGCTGCTCTTCGCCGTTCCAACGCACCGGTGCAGCCTTGGCCTTGGTGATCTTCATCGAGTCGGTGCCGATGTTCTGATCGCCGTTGTTGGGCGCCGAAGTGCCCGGGGTGATATCGAAGGTCGTGGCGGGCGGCGCGACGTGGTAGGTCACGTCTTGGCCCACAGCGGCCCGTTCAGCGTTGGAGTCACGAGCGACAGCCGGGATGAAGCCGACCAGCTCACGAGATACCACGTCAAGCGCGGCATAAAGGGTGGGGATTAGCCCCGTCAAGGTGTTGCTCATGGAGAGTTCCTTTAATCAGTAATGGTGTAGCCGCCCGTGGCCACCTTGGCTTTATCCGCTGGTGGTAGCGCATCGAATGCGGCGCGAGTCATGGTTTTGCCCTGGGTTCCCTTGGAACCTGGTGCATCGGTGCCTTGAGCCCTCGGCCAAAGGTGCGGGGCGGCCTCTTGGAGTGAAGCCGCCCACTCGTGCGGGGTAAGCGGCGTTTTGCCGTCCTTGCCCAGCACAACTTCCCCATCCTTGACTGCCACGACCTCGCCGTCGTCATTCAGGGTGAAAAGAGATTTCGAGCGCAAAACAATGTCATCGATCGCCTCGGGCAGTGCGCCGGCCTTCACGGCAGCGTTCTGGATGGCACTTGCCACCGCCCGCTCACCGAGCTTTGCGGCCTTGGCCTCAGCACGCTCCCGTGCCTCCTGCTCTGCCTTAATCTGCTTGGCAGTTTCGGCCTGAAGGCGCTCTGTGCGTCGGTTGAAGACCTCATCAATCTTGCCCTCGGCAAGAAGGCGGGTTTCCTCGTCGTGGCTGGCGCGCTGGACGAGGCCTTTGACGGCTTCCATATCGAGGCCGTCGAACTGGCCTTTCAACTGATCAAGCTCCGACTTCGTGGTCTTGATCGTGCCAAGCAGCTCTTGGTTTTTCGCCTTCAACCCCGACACAGCGGTATTGATGGCCTCCTGCCCTTTGGCTGCCAGCGCCTCCTTGAGGGCTGCGGCCTTGTCTTCGGGCAGATCAACGCCCAGCTCGTTCAGATCGATGTCAAACATTGGTTTACCCCTCGGGTATGATTGCGCCAGCCTCGCCGGCAATAAAAAAGGCCTCACTCGAAAGTGAGGCCCAGAAAGCAGAAACCCGCCGTAGCGGGTCTATTTGATCGGTTGCAGATCCGGCAGCATCGCCGTGATGATCCCTTGCCTGTAGCAGTCAGCGCATACGTCCTTCGCGACCACTGTGCCGCCTGCTTTGCGGCCCTTGTGAAGCACAACGCCATTCGTCGCAGTCATGACCGTGCGACCGCCGCAGCGATTGCACTGCAGGATGCCATCAGGCCGCGCATGGTGCTTCACGCGCTGGCGCACCTTTTCCTTCGGCGGCGGGTCGGTCTTGGGAACGAGCTTGAGCATCACCCGACTATAAACCGGCGCGCTCGAATGCGGCACTGTCTCTTTGCCGGAGCTCATCAAGGCTCAGAAACCGCCCCTTGTCGTTGTAGAACTTCTCCATCTTCAACCCGCCTTCGCGTAGCAACCTGCCTCGCGTGCGGCCCAATATTTCATCTTGCCGAGCCGCCGACTGCTTCGCCAGCCACTCGCCGTAGCTCATTTCGGCCGGCACCTGCCCGTCCATGCTGGCGCGGGTCGAGGGATCGATCTTGTCAACGTCAATGCCAAGCTCTCGCCAGCTATAGGTGATCGGGACGCTGGTTGAACGGCAATTCCAATGGGCCTTCCCCGGCCCAGCCCCCCAGGGGATCGAGTGGCCAATGGGCTTATGCGTTTCCGGCTCGTATTCCTTGCCGTCGCGAATCCGGCATGCGTCAGACGTGCGATTGTCGAGGGTCGACACCCAGCGGATCGCCTTGATCAGGCTGCGGTTCTCGTCATAGACGCGCTCGCGGGTGAAATTCGCCATGTGCGAGAGCGCCGTCTGCACCACCGCAGCGGCGTGTCTGCGGTCAATCTCGATGATGCCGTCTGCGTACCCCTTCGCTCGCGTACCGCGAAGCCTTCGGATAATCTGATCTGTCGTCTGGCCTTCAACGTAACCCATGCGGATGGCGTCTCGGATACGCGTCATCCGCCCAGCCTCAATGCTGCTGGCCCACTCTTTCAGCAGCCGCCCTTGAAAGGGCCTCGACATCGCCGCCGCGTACACCTGCTGCGGATTCACCGCTGCCACTCCGACAGCAGCCTGAACCGGAGTCGGGATTGTCACCTCGAAGAGCCGCTGCTGATATTGCGCTTCGTAGGCGGCGAAGTCCTGCAGTTCCTTAGCCAGGCTGCGCTCCAGTTGCCGGTATGCTTCGGCATTAAGCGCCCGTACCGACCCGAGTAGCGCCTCCAGTCTCTGCACTGAGAAGGAGTCGGCGTGCATCGATTCCAGTGTCACGGCAAGCTGCGCGAAAAGATCTGCGTCTGCCCTATTCAGCAGCCCGATGACGCGTCGTAGGACGCCGTTCGAGTAGTGCTGAGAATCCACGGCATGGCTGATCGCCGCATCCAGCAGCGCCTCATTGACTGTCGGCATCGCCGATCATCCCGAGTCGCGGCCCTTCCATCGCAAGCTCTTCCTCGATGTCTTCGTCGCTGCGGTCCACTTCGATGATGCCTTCCTGGCGCAGGTAGCTGCGCAGGTCGGATTTCGCAAAGGCGCCGGACTGCCAAGCCGCAACCAATGCTGTCACTGTATTCGGATCAATCTTGTTCTTCGAGAACTCCTGATTGATGCGGTATGACGTTTCGTCTGCGAAGCCCTTACGCAGATACGCACCGCACCACCCAAGCGCCGTGCTGTAAGCCTCGTTCACGTTTGCCACACACATGGACAGCACCGATGTGCTGGTTTCCTTGTCGTTTTCGTTCTGCGTTGCCGTGACGTTGGCTCGCGTCTCATCCAGCAGGCGCGCACCCAGCGCGACCATCTGCCGTTCCTTATGATCCATCGCCTCTTTGGCGATCATGTTCGGTTGCGCCTGGGAGAACCCAAACTGCCCGCCCTGGGGAAGGTGAATGGCGGTGGCCGATCCCACATACATCTGGTCGTGTTTCTGCAGCCAGTCGCGCCATTCCTCGGTTAGGCCCGACATCCACGGCTGCACCTGCCCGACGCGAA